CAAAACATTGCGAAGGTTGCTGGCTTTGTTGGGATGAGGGCTCGAGTGCGTGTGCGCATTCAGTTTAATTCTCAACCATTCCAGCAAGGTATGGCTATTCTTTCTTTCATGCCATACGCCGAATACATGCCCCGCCATGCCGCTTGGTTTTACAAAGGACTGAGCGGTAACTTGGCGGACATGTGTGCGGTCTCTGCTCTGCCTCATGTTCTTCTTAACCTTGCTAACCAAACTGCTATGGAATTTGTAACTCCTTACGTTTCTCCATACCTTTACGTTAATCTGGTAACTGGACAAGGGAGCTTTGGGCGGGTTGTCCTCAACTCGCTCTCTCCCGTACTTTCTCAAGCTAACTCGACAGTGAATTTCACTGTTTGGGCGAACTTTGAGGATGTAGAATTGATTTGGCCTACTGATGCTCCCCTTGCAACTGCATGGGCTCAAGTTGGAAGTGAGCTGCCAACCATGGAAAAGACTGGTGCTATCTCCAATACGATTACAAGTATTGGGAGTGCTGCATCGAGTATCCTGCCAATGGTTGGGCTCGGCTCTCTAGCTAAGCCTGTGTCGTTGTTTTCGACCGCCGCTTCAAACGTGTTGAAACTGTTTGGTTTCTCGAAACCTACTGTTCAGGCCCCTGTAACACGTGTCTTACAGGCCCCTGGACGGTATTTCTTGAACTACGATGGTGCCGACACTTCTCACAAACTTGGTTTTTCTGCCGGCAATGAACTTCAGACTTTTTCTGGTTTTGCTGGTACTGACCACGACGAGATGGCTTTATCTTACATAGCCGCTCGTCCCGCTTATATTGCCAATTTCGATTGGAATGTTGCGGATCAGAGTGATACAGCATTGTGGTCGTTGCCTCTTTCTCCCCAATATCTTGGATGGAAAGGTGCTGCTTCTACAGTGGTGAAAGGTTCGGTCGACAGACTGAGCCCTGCTGCTCGAATCGCAACATTGTTGAATCTCTGGCGTGGCGACTTTGTATTTGATTTTCACTTTGTGAAGACTCAAATGCATTCTGGCCGCGTCAGGATCTCCTCCCGACTCTACAACTACGCTACGCAATCGTTCCCGTTGAACGACATGCCAGGGTATACCGAAACTGCAGATGTGGATTTAACAACTTCATCTACTGTACGTTTCCGTATCCCCTTTGCTGCCGTTCGACCTTGGCTGTTGACTGAAATCGACCGGGGAGTACCT